CCAGGCTGTTGGTTGCAGTGGTTGCCACATTTTGCTTGGAACCGCTGTCAAGTTGAGTCCAAGTAAAGATGTCATTGCTGTTGTTCACAGTAATGTCTTGTAGTGCAGGCACAACGAGGTTGCCTGTTAGTACTGCCGCTGAGTCCGTCAAGGTCAGTATGACCTGTGCGTTGGCAACACCAGGTGCTGGATAGATATAAGCCATTTTGCTTTTTCCTTATTATGAATTTACAATCAGCTGTCTAAAGCTGAAATCAAACTGTGTTACTTGGGCATCACCAATGAACTCAGTTGACACTTGAGTTGCTCGTTGGGTTACACCGGCAATGTCTGTGTCAAGTCTGGCATTCATGAATGTTGAGACCATGGTAGCATAGTTTGAGGGTTGATTTTTTGCATCTGTTGTGATAAAGGTGCTGACAGTTGTGATTTGATTCACAATGCCTGCTCCATTAAGCACATCAATGAGAGGTTCTTGTGCAATTTGATCAGAGTCAACATAGATGTATTTGAAGTTCTTCAAGTATAACGGATCACCAGAGGCATCCCATGGCAGTTCCTGTGTCAATGTGTAACCATTGACCTTGTTGGCTTTGAAGTAATCAAGTATTTCTGTTCTCATCGTACTCTCCGTAGATTCCACACACCCGGCTGTTTGTCAGCAGAGTCTATCACAGCACTGTTATCAAAGTTGTACCAATCGCCTGCAGTGATCAGCTCACCAAACAACAGATCATATTTCTGTTGATAGTAAGCCATCTTGCGACGCTCTGCTGAGTCTTCATTGGAGAAGTCAGCAACATAGGGAAGAATGTAATTGTACAAGCCGTAGTAGCAACACAGGTCTGTGAAGTCATCTTCGCGGGCCTGAATCTTTGTGGGATCCAGGGGCGGGATGTCTGCCACAGTGTTGATCTGGATTGCTCCTGATCCTGTGTTGCGGGCAACAAAATAACTTCTCCACCAATCGGTAGATCTCAACAGTTCTAGTATTCTAGTTGTAGAGCGGATAAGTTGATCCTGAATATAATTGTCATCAAGGCCTTCATTTTGTTCAAACAATCGTGCATCCAAAGCATCAAGGTCTTCACTTGTGGCGAAGCTTAATACTGTGTTACTGAATGTGATGAAAGCCATGATCTACAAGTTCCGATCAAGGATTGATAGAACTGTCGAACTTCAAGTGACGACCATAGGCGTCTTGCAATTCGCCAACACCATAATAAGCACTGCAAACAATGTCATCACCCAGGAAGGCAGCACGACGCTGTGTCTCAATAGAGATATCACCAATCATACCAAGACCCAAAGCATCACGCTGGAACACAGCACCAGCATAATCGCCAGCTGTGCCAGTGTCAACAATGTTTGATGTTTCATATACTGGGATACCTGCTAACATACCAACGAAGCCTGTTCTCATTGCTTCATTTGCGTTTTCACCGTATGCTCCCATTGTGAATGGAGTGTTACCTGAAGTTGTTAATGCTGCCTTCAAGTCATAAGCAATTTCTGGGTGCAATACGCAGACCATACCTTCTGTTGGAACTGCATTGGCTTTTAGTGTAGCCACTGCTTTGAAGATGTCGGCTGCTGTGATAACTGCTGTATAGTTGCCATAACCTGCGGCAAAACCTGCGAACAATGCACACAGGTCTTGGTCCATCTTGCGAGCAACTGCTTCGCCAAAAAGTTTGCCCAGGTCAGCAACCACATTGGAGGCAGCTGACACACGAGCCAGGTCAGTAAGCATGGTGCGGATAGCAACAGGGCGAACTGTGAGTTGTGCTGTGTTGGTTGATACTGCTGTGTTTGAAACTTCATCACCTTCAGTGACAACGGCTGCTGACTGAATTGGATAAATTGGTACATTGACATTTTTACCTGAGCCTGCTGGCAGAGTGTAGTTTTTTACCAAGCCACGCATGATTGATCGCTCTGACGCGACGAACATTGCTTCTTGGATGATCTCTGGTAAGAGGTCGTTTAGTGTTGTTGTGGTTGAACCGGCCATAATATATTTTCCTTAAATGTGTTAGGCTATACCAGAAGTCTTACGGTATTCCGCATAGAGCTTCCGATGTTCTGGATTTTTCATATCCAGTTTGGTGACATCGACCTTGTTGTTTTGGCCTCTACTACCCACATTTGACTGTGTGTTTGTGGTAGCAGGTGCGGCTGAAACAAAATGCGGATTCGAATCTAAAAATTCCCGCACTAGGTCATCAACTGCAAGTGGTGCTCCTGTGTCCGTGTAACGAACAGCACCCTTGGCATCAACAATCTCTACATCACCTTCTGCGTTGAGTCTAAGGTTGGGCTGTAGCAATGAGCGAACTTGGTCTGGATTGACCGCACGATACTTTGCTGCCGCACTCAACACCGGAGTGTTGACCTTGTACTCTTTGATGATTGAGTCTCGCTTGGAGATCTCAGCATCTTTTTTAGCAGCCAGGTCTTGTAGGGTCTTTTCAAATTCACCACGCTTGAGTTGTTGTTCTTGAGTTCGCTTTTCAGCCTCGGTCTTCAACTGTCGCAGTTCATTTGGATCACCTAGGTCTTCCCAGGGTTTCAACAATTTCTTTTCTAGACTGCCCTTCATACGGGCCATCATGTTGTCTACTTCCTGTTGACTGTAAGTCTTGGTTGCTTGAGCCTGATTTTCAGAAGTGTCTGCGGCACCAGTTGCCTCTTGAGCCAATGTATTGTCTGACATCGTTGCATCGCCTTTTCATAAAGTTAGTGGTATATTTATAGATTATACCAAATCTTGGGTATTACTTGTAGGGTCTTGGTGGCTTGGGTCGCTTGCGATTCTTTTCAGTTCGCATGCCGCGGGCAGGTAGGGGTCTTGTCATGATGATTTCTCCAATTGATTAAGGATACTCCTGGCCCAGACCAATCCTGCGGGTCCACCCCATAGGAGATAGGCCTGTGTGCCTGGAGTTTCAGAACCTGGTTCATAATAAACTCTGGCTCTGCTGAGGAAACTGAATGTTCTTCGCACTGTGTCCAGACTAACTGGTTCACGGTTGGCAAATTGATTTGCACGGGCCAGGCCCACTGCTGTGCCACCTCGACGACTGCGTGGCTGTTGTGCTCGCATGGCCAGGCCACGACGAGCAGCCGCTGCCATTTGTTCTGTGGCACGATAGGTGGCCATTATAGCTTTTGCCCTGCGGGTGGTCTGTAGCCTGATCTATAGGCAGCTTGACCTTGACGCACAGCTTTTTCCCGGGCATCAGCACCTGTGTAGATCTTGCCTGTTTCGCCCCAGCGGTAACCTACCTTGTTACCAGGACCCATGACTCGTTGAACAGGCATTATGAATCCTCTCGCATGTGATCAATCTCTTCTTCAATCACACCTTCCCAGGCTCTGCACCAGTACACAGGGTTCACTGTTTCATCCCACTTGGAGCAGCCTTGATCAAACGGATTGTAGTATGAACAATTGGCACAGTTCTCTCCTGCTGGCACACCTGGTGTGTTGGCAGGCACATAAGCACCTGGCAAACCATCTGTGTTGGTCAGGTACTTGGCAGGCTCTTCCTTGCCCAGCAGTTCCAGGATCTCATAGTCAATCACCTTGTACACACCTGGGTCAGTGGCAGTTTCTTTGGCAGTCTTGAGAGTCTGCATGTTGTTCTCTACATCACGAATGTTGAATGAGCCTGGATACTCCACATGGCCTGTCCACTCTGTGCCCATGTAGTTGGCAAAGATACTCCAGATTTGTTCTTCAGCAAGTTCTAGGCCATCAGCCTTTTGACTCAGGCGTGCGTTCAACAATTGAAATTCAGTTTGCATGGCCACACCTGACAGTGTTCTTGCTTCAGTGGCACGGATGGCACCGGTGTTGGCCATCTTGTCAATCACACCCACAAGGTTTTGTTTTACATCTAACATGGCTGATAGTTCAGCACCATTGTAGTCCAATATATAGGGTTTTAATCCTGGGTCAAGATTGTCAGGCATCTGTATGATTGACCCTGCACCAATGCCTGCTTGTGTCTCTGGAGTTTTCACAAGTGAGGGGTGGCTGTCAATTCTAATGCTTTGTTCAATCTCTGAATTGATGTTGTAGATCATTCGCTGTGTGTCAGCAATGTCTGTGATGTCACTGACACCAATGCCACGCACACTACTGCGTAGGTTGTAGGCAACCACAGCAGGAATGTAGCCCAGGCCATTGGGCACAGTGACATCACTGATGATACGGTTATTCTTTGTGTCTGCTTCAAGTGTTTGAATTGTGTCTCGTGTCCAGATCTTTACTGTTTGACCTGAGGGTGTGAACTCTTCTACATACTTGAAGTACACCAATTCATACACACCTGTTACAGATCTTTCCCACTGCCAATCGGTCACGGCCAAGGGTGTCATGAGGTTGAGATAAGGACGCACACCTAACATTTGTTCATCTGCTAGTGTCACAGCACCTGTGTCAGGCTTGGCCACCATGATCCAGCAATGACCAAATACACTGGCCCAGGTGGCCACATCCTTCATGAATGAGTTCATACTGCGTCCATCAAGGTCAGCGTCTCTCAAGAAACTGAGCACAGCAGG